CCGATTTATGACTGGCGGACGGAGGACATTTGGACGGCCGTTGGCAAGCTCGGGATGGATTACAACAAGATCTACGATTTGATGCACCTTGCTGGCCTCTCACCACACGCGATGCGGATCTGCCAGCCCTACGGCGACGACCAGCGGCGTGGCTTGTACCTATTCAAGATTCTCGAGCCTCAGACATGGGCCCGAGTCGTGAACCGTGTCGAGGGCGCGAACACGGGCAACAAGTATTCGGAGAACGATCGGCATACGTTGGGCAACTTCAAGGTCCACCTGCCTGCTGGCCATACGTACGAATCTTATGCTCGGTTCTTGCTCGATACGATGCCGCCGTATTTGTCCGAGCACTACTGGAAGAAGATTAATCGCTTCTTCGAGTGGTGGGCCGAGGAAGGCCACAAGGTAATTCCTGACAGCGCAGACGCCAAGCTGGAGTCTCAGCGCAAGGTTCCTTCATGGCGTCGCATCGTGAAGGTGCTGCTGAAAAATGATTACTGGTGCAAGGGCCTGTCGTTCTCGCAGACAAAGCGAGAGATGGAGCGCCAGTTGCAATTGGTTTCCAAGTATTCGGAATATTGACATGCTGAAAGAGCTACTCGAGCAACATGCGCACCTATCTGTAGACGAGAAGGTGCAGCTATACAATCAAATGTCCTCGGAGCTGTACCAGTGGCTCGGCATCGAGCATCCTTGCTTGAATGTCCAGCTCGTCGAGGCGGACAAGATCGTTAGCAACGACTACAACCCAAACGTGGTCGCGCCTCCTGAGATGCGCCTACTCAAGATGTCGATTAGGAAAGATGGCATCACGATGCCCGTTGTAGCCTCGCCTAGTGGCGATGGCCAATACACGGTCGTCGATGGCTTCCACCGTACGACCGTCATCAAGGGCGACAAGGCGATCCGAGAGACGACGCATGGCTACGTGCCTGTTTCGATCCTCGACAAGCCTCTCGACGATCGTATCACGGCGACTGTCCGTCACAACATGGCCCGAGGGACCCACCAAGTAGAGCTGTCGGCTAACCTTGTAGCCTTGCTGCGCAAGCACAATTGGACGAACGCTCGTATAGGTCTGGAGCTTGGGATGGATGCGGATGAAGTCCTGCGCCTCAAACAGATAACTGGCCTAGCAGAGGCCTTTGCCGACCGAGAGTTCAGCAAGGCTTGGGTTCCCGATTCCGTCGAATAAGATGCAAGAAAAACCGTGCAAACAACGTAACTTCGCAACTATGACACGAAAGCAAATCCGCAGATACATCATCCGTGCACTTGGCGGGCCCCAGGCCGTTGCCCAGGGCAACGTGAGCCTTGTAGTGGCTGCGCCAGTAGCACTGCCGGCCGAGCTGCAGCATTGGCACATTTATCTCGGCTCTGTAGGGCACGTGATCGTCGCCGAGCTGGAGGACCCTGTCGTGTCGTCTGCACCGGTGGCGATAGGCGTTCTGCCCATCCCTCTGCGGGCCGTGCTGGCCTCAGAGTGGCGCATCGACGATGGCCTCCCTGTTGTCAAGTCCGGCAAGCATCTGTCGTTCCACACAGCAGACGGCCTCCTGTACAATCCCGAACATGTAGACTTGGATCGCGGCGTCGTTACGGACAGGCAGGTCGCATCGATGCATAGGGAAATCTTGGACGACGTCCACGAGATACGCGTTCTGAACCGATGGGGATGGTCAACCGACTACGCGGTGCGCTGCTCGCGCAAGACGGCCGAGCGTGCCTGGGGGAAGCCATTCGTCGACGTACCGGCAGACGCGACGTTTCGCGTGCGCTGGATAACGCAGATCAATTCCGAAGGCCATGTCATGACAGGTATGATCCTCGAGGCTCAGGTCGGCAAGGGCAACTGGACTCCACTACCTGAAGTCGAGCGCACCTCTTTTCGGGCTGAAGTGCTGGCCGACCAACTGGGTTCTTACCTCGACCACGAAGTGCCAGAGCACGTCGTTTTAGCGTCCATCGACGAACTAAACCTTCGCGCACAGCTTGACCAGTTTGGACCAGGGGTATGAAGCTAGAGGACCTCAGGGAGATCGCCGTCGAGCAGCGACTCCTGAACTTGTCGGCCGTTGCCAAGGCAGCTGGCATGTCAATCGACACGCTCAATTCCCGCATCCGGAGAGGCGGCCCGGAGCTGACAGACGAGGAGGCCAAGGCAATCCGCAGGGCAATTTTACCAATCAAGCAACTCATGATCTGACCTTGAACTCCAAGCCCCTGACTCAGCTTGGCCCGCACATCGCCTTCGAGGACCTCTCGGACGACCTACAGATAGTCGCCGGCGCCTGCGGGATGGAAATTGCAATCGCCCTCATGATCAACTGCCCAGGTGTGCAGATCTACGTGTCACGACCGGAGTCGTCGGCAGACGTCATTCGACGATACAAGCTGGCCACGTTCGGTGAGCGCCCGCTAACCGACGGTGAGGTCAAGAAGCTCTCGATCGAACTGGGCAAGAGTGTCGGATGGATAAGAAAAGTGTTGATGTAGCCGAATCATAGATCCGGCTTCACCGAGATTTTATCGATTTGTATCCCGTGGTGCTCGAGTGCCTTGGCGATTGCTCGACTTTCCGTTTGGGACAATTCAGGGCTTCCTCGAAGGATACGATGCCGCAGTGTTGCTACGGGTATTCCCGCGGCTCTGGCGAGGGCATCGATCTTAATAAAAGGTTTCACTTCGTTTAATTTGGCGAGTGTTAGGTATCTCTTTTGCATTTCTCCATGGCCCCCATTAGGAGGCCGTAGGCAAAGGCACTTGCTAGTCTTTGCGGCCAATTAGCTCTATTAGAGTCGGCTGGTGCATGTCGCCGCAGCCATATAGTGTTGGCCGCATTTGGTGCAAATCCGATACCCTGGCACCCATCCTGCTTCGGCCCACACACCGTATGTGTCGCCGACGAAATACACGCGGCGCCCCTCGGCCTGTAGTGTGATGTTCGTTGCCATTTTTGTCTCCGTGGAATCTGTCGGGTCCCGTCCGCTGGCGTCATCGGTGCCAGACCGTGTGTTTGATTACGGTTCAAACTTACGGAGCGAAAACGGACAATGCAAGGAAAAAGTTGCAAGCGTCACAAAATACGTACAACTACGCACCCCCAAACACCCTCTCAAAAAAGCTCAACGCCGCTTCCTCGATCTCCTCGTAGTCTTCCGGCTGGACAACGAGCCACGGCCGTGCTGGCAGGGTTACGGATTTGTTGCGGCCTGCTTGTCCACCGAAGTGATGGATAGCACCGTAGACGAGGTTGGTGCCGATGGTGACGCTGCGGGCATCGGCACGGTATGTGACGGACTTGGCGAGGATACCTCTCTGCATTAGCGTCTGACCTTTGACCTTATACCACCCTCTCTGGACAGATTGTCCCAATGCCCGTTGCGAGGGAATCCACTGTGCTGCTCCACCTACAAACTCGCTGGGATCGGCAGCCGGGTTGTATCGACCACCTTTGCGAAAGCTTCTGCCGATTGAGCTCACGAGTATTTCGCCGATTTCCTGATGCAGTGGTGTCATGTCGACCTTGGTGAGGTCGATAATCTGTCGAGCGAGATTGTCGAACGAGCTCATGGCGTCAGTGCAGTGAAGAGCTGCTTACGTATCGATGGGTCGTACTTGCTCATGTCGGGCTCGAAGACGTCGAGTGGTGAACGGTCGAAGCCCTTAGGCAGTGGCTCGAGTTTGGCGAGATCCTCGGCACTGGCGATTGTTCCTCCCATGCGGATAAACTCACGCTCCGAAAGAGTATCCACCCGTGCGCGGCAGCGCATGTGATTTGATGGGTAATTTTTGCCCCACCAAGGATCCGTAAGGGGCAATATGATGCCATCACGTGAGCGGCACTCATCGGTTGTTTTTCCGTCGCTAACGGCGTTGTACTGTCCGTACGGCCGTGTGCCAATCGAATCGAGCTGACCAGAGTAGCGGCCAGCGTTCAGTGCGTTTTGAATGTTCTGCTCGAAGATGGTTGCAAGCCGCCAAGGTGTGTTGAGTTTTACGCCAACCTTCGCTCCGGTCTCAGGGTCGATCTGCTCGACTTCGCCCAGCCAGCCACGGCGAGCGAGCTTCTCACGGACGGACTTCTTGAAGTCTGCCAGCGTCGTGCCTTCTTCGAGGGCTCGCTCGATCTCCTTACGCACGTCCTGTAGCACGTCGGCCGACATGACCTTGGCCAGGACAAACGATCGTTTGCGCTGGTCGGCCATCATCTCCTCGAACGACCATGCCGGCTTGATGCCAAGCTTGGCGAGCAGCGTAAGCGCCTTCTCTGGTGGCAGGTCGAAGATGGCCAAGAACCTGTCTGGATCGATCTTAGGCATGGTGGCGGCCCAAGGTGTGTGCAGCAGCCATATTGCGCGTGAGGGCCGCCTCTATAGCCTCTGTGGGCATCTCAGGCAGCATTGATGCAAGGTCGCTCAACAGGTCTTCGTACGAGGACGCTGAGTCGATCTTGGCGAGCAATGGCTCGAGGAAGTCTGCTCCTAGCTCGTGCAGGTTCTTCGCCTCTGTCGTGCTGGCTGTGAATCCGTCCTTGATCGTCTGGTCTTCGGTGAAGTTGACAGGCGGCTGCGCCGGCGAGACTTCGATGTCCTCTTCGTCGAATCCGTAGGTGCGCATCAGGTATGACTTGCTGAACTTCACGCCGATGCGGTTTAGTACCTCGTCGCGCTGAGCGACTTCCATGTCGACGTCGTCCTCCTCGAAGAACAGGAACTTCGGGATGTCACCCTGCAGACCATTCACTTCGAAGATCCACCGGATGAGCACGTTCATGGTTTGTGCCACCAGCGTCTTGCTGGCATTCACAACCGACTGACGCACTACGGCCGTGCCGTCTTCGTTGCCCAGCTTGCCCGGCGTCTGTGATGTCGCATCGGCATGGTGCAAGATGGCCAGTGAGATCTGCCGCTCCATCATCGTCACCAATCTCTCGTAGATCTCGGCCGACGTACCTTGACCAGTTGTTACGACATCGATGTTCTGTCGCTTGTTGTCGATGGCAATAATGCCATCTTGGACAAGGTTCTCCAAGTGCCCGATGAAGCTATTGATTTTATCCAGCTCTGTGAATTCGTGCTTGCCAACGATGTATGGCATGCCATACTTCTCGGCAAAGGTCAGCAGGAGTTTGATGCCGCCTTTCTTGAAGGCCACCGGCCAGAAGCACATCGACAGGACGCCTGTGCCGTAAGGGTTATCATAGGTGCCGCGATGCGTCGGCACCAAGAACTTGTAGTCGGGCACGAGTTCGCCCTGCATCTGATTGCGGGTGATGAGCATCAGTCGGTTCTCTGCGTCGAAGCGAAACCGTCGCGGCGCCTTGCCGACGATGTCGACAGGCAGCACGAGCCCGCCTTGTTTCTCCCACATCACCTCCAACGGCTGGAAGCCATACAGGCGAGCCTCCAAGATCTCGGCGATGATGCGGTTCATGCCTCCAGTCTCGTCTCTGGTGTCGATGGCGTCGAACACGCTCTTGATGAGCTTCGCGTTGCGCGACTTCGATTTGCCTTTGTCAATCTCCCACTCGAGCGACTGAACGCCGTCGATGAACTGCCCCAAGCACGAGGCCACCTGCGGATCTACCTTCAGCTCGTCGTACACTTCGATGTCCTTGCCGGCCTTCTTGAGAACCGGATCAGGATTGGGGAGGTAGTGCAGCAACGATAGGTAGTCCATCGATTGCTCACGTGTGGCGACGGCTTGTAAGAGCTTGTCGTTATCGGCAAAGTCAACGGCCGTATCAGCCGTAATGCGCAGGCGCTTTTTCATTTCAGTATCCGGATGTTATCAATGAGTGCCGCGAGCGGCGATTGGTTCTATCCACAGGCAGTGCCGGCGGCCTGCTGGCGACGGATCGCCGTGCAGCGTTGCACAGCACGAAGCCGTCGGCGTCGTCAGGCGATCGGCCGATGCGTTCTTTGATGTTGTCCTTGGGCTCGATGATGAGCTTGCCGTCCTTCGGCATGTAGTAAGTGTTCTCGAACTCCTCAACGAGCTGCTCGTTGCTCTCGATGGTGAGTTGCGGCCGTTCGCCGGCACTGGCGATGGTTGCTGCAGCGGTGACGTCGTTGCGTGCCCAGAAGTAGAGCTGTGCTCGCAGGTTCGCGTACGGGACACGCTCCTCATGGTCTTCCCTCATCGGCCCATCGCCGAAGCCAACAGCACGAATGACATGGTCGCCGAAGGTCTGTGTCAGCCGATCGGCAAGGCCCTTGCCCACCGACGAAGCGTCAATCCAGACTTCGCCGTTGTTGCGAGCGACCTCGGCGCAGTAGGGCGCGAAGACTTCGAACTGTGCCATGGTGTCGTACTCTTCGACCGTCAGCTCTCGCCACGTATGACCGTTGCTGTCGGCGAGGTAGAGCGTGCTGGCGTCAGGACGGCCGAGGCCAACGTCAATGCCAGCGGCCACGGGCTCTGTCTTCTCCACCAACTCCCAGTCGATCGTCATGAAGGCGTCGATCGGCACAATCTGGAACTCTGATGCATCGACATCCCAGTCACCGTAGCGGAGCATTTTCAGGAGTGTCGGATTCATCGTCGCGAAGGCCTTATCGATGTAGCCCTCAGGCAGGAGCGGGTTGTTGTCAGGCAGCGACTGGATGAAGTTGTGCCGGCCGTCACGCTTGCGGGTGCGTGGGTCGAGGAAGTGACGCTTGAGGTAGTTCTGCCCAGGGACAGGATTCGATGTCAGGTAGATGTTGCCGATGAATGGCGATCCGTCGTCAAGGCTGACGGCGGGCTCGCGAAGCAGC